GTGTCGGCACTTCGGGCCGGGATGGCCGAAGGGCCCCAGGCACCCCTCCTTTTCTCGGCCAGAGCGGCTGCCGGAGGCTCGCAGGCCTCGTTGTCCTGCCCCGCCGGAGCGGCCGAAGGGCCCGTGGCGGACGCGGTCGCCGAGCGGCGGCTGGTGGAGCGGGTGTTCGCGCGTTGTCACGGCGTGATTGCGGAGTCCTGCCGCTACTCCTCGGTCCCGCCCGAATTCCTGGGTGGGCTAGTGGCCAACGAATCGGGAGGCAACCCGCAGGCGGTACGTTTCGAGCCCGCGGTTTATCGTCACCTGAAGGCGGTGGCGGAAGGCAAGCGTCCGACCTATGCCGGCCTTTCGCGCCGCGACCTCGATGAGGAGGTCGCGGAAATGCTCCATCCCAAGGCGGGGGCCTTCCACGCGGTTTTTCTGACCGGCTCCTTCCGGACGGCGCACGCGCGCGAGCTGGCGGCGAGCCGCGACGAAGCCCGGCGCGAGCTAGCCTCTTCCTGGGGGCTCACGCAGATCATGGGCTACCACCTGGTGGGGCGCAGCGGCACGGTGCGGGACCTCGTCGAGCCGGGCTTCCACTTCCGCCTGGCGCTGGAGCTGCTGGCGCAGTTCGCGGAGCGTTACCAGCTCGACCTCCGGCGCGAGTTTGAGGAGATGTTCCGCTGCTGGAACACGGGCCAGCCCTACGGGGAGACCTTCGACCCCCACTATGTCGAGAAAGGGCTGCGGCGGGTGCGCATCTATCGGGGGTTGATTCACTGAAGGACTGATTCATTGAAGCATTGATTCATTGAGTCATTGAAGGGCTGGCATTACGTGAAGGCAAAGCGATGAGAAGTTTCTTACACGATCTCTTCTCCGAATCCGGCACGGCGAGTTTCAGCCGCGTGGGGACGTTTATCGCGCTCGTCTCGGCCTGCGTCTGGGTGTCGCGCATTGTGTGGAAGACGGGCGCGTTGCCGGGGCTGGAGAGCCTGACGTTTTTCATCGCCAGCCTGTACGGGCTGGGCAAGGTGGGGGAGACCGTAGCCAAGGTGTTGGGACCAAAGGGATGAAGAAACCGAAACTGGAAATTGGAAACTGGAAACTAGTGCGCTGGGCGACGGCCCTTGGCACGCGAATTTCCAGTTTCGAATTTCGATTTTCCGATCTCGTGGCTCGTCTTCTCTGGCGCCTGGTGCTAGGCGCGGGCTGTCTGTTGTTTCTCGCCGTCTGGCTGCACGAGCACGACGCGCGCCTGCGCCGCGATGTGGAGCTTCAGCAACTGAAGCAGCAGACCTCGGCCCAAGTGGCCGACCTGCGCGCGCGGGCCGAGGCCGCGCTACGCGAAGCCAACCAGAAAAACGCCCGCGTGATTGCGGACCTCGAAGCCCGTCGCCGCCAACTGGCGCGCGAGGGCGAAGCGCTCCGCCAGCGGCTGCTCCTCCTCCACGACGAAGAGAGCCAGCGGGTCAGCGACGTGGCGACGCTTCCCGCCTCCGAGCTGGCAGAGCGCTTGAAGTCTCGGGTTCCGGGATTCGAAGGACAGGTGTTAGGTGTCAGGGGTCAGGTGTCAGGGCAGAAACTTCCCAATGACCAAACGCGAAGCCCAGGCGAGAAGAGCGAAACCCCTGACACCTCACACCTGGCACCTGACACCTTGCAGTCCCCCAACCCCCAGTCCCCAGCCCCCAGCCCCGAGTTTGTCCTGACCGAGCAAGGGGCGCGCCGCATCGCGACGGCCTTTGTAGAACTCGATTCCTGCCGCGAGCAATCGGCGCTGAAAGACCAGGGGCTCGAGAACTGTCAGGAGCAGGCGGCGGTGAGCCAAGCGGCGGTAGGCGAGATGCACAAATCGCTCAACGACCTCAATCAAGCCATCCGCTGGAAGGATGAAATCCTGACCCGGGCCGAGGCTCAGCATCGCGCGGAGCTGAAGGCGGCGCGCGGCTCGCGGTGGGGCCGGTTCGTGCGCGCCGTCGAGTACGTAGCGCTCGGCGTGGCGATGGGAGTGGTGGCGCGGTGAAAGAATTGTCGATTGACGATTGCCGATTGTCGATTGAGGAACACTCATGACTGAAGCACGAAAGGGCGAAGCCGAATTCGCGAGTCTTCAATCTTCATCGGCAATCGGCAATCAACAATCGGCAATCAGCAATTCCCGGCGGTGTCCTGATGCCCGGTGATTTGGAACGTATCGCGCTCTGGTGGGGTCCGGGAGTTTTGATCCTGATAGTTTTCGGCTACGGCGGTCTGCGCCTGGCGCACTACTGGATTGAGAAGAGCATGGAAGTCAAGCGGCAGCAAATGGACAGCGCTTTCGGCATCGCCCGGCAGTACGTCGAGCAATTCCTGGGGACGCAGCGCTCGCAGGCTGATGCGCTATCGCGGCTGGCCGCCTGCGTGGAGCAGCGCGACTCGCACGAGAGTTTCGAGCACCAGGAAATGCTCATCGCGCTGAAGGCCCTGCACCGCGACATCGCCGACTTGCCTTGTCGCGCGGTGACGCTGGCGGAGCCGCCGCGAGGAGCGGGAGAAGGCAGTAAGCAGAAGGCCGCAGCGTGGCACGCCGGCCCAGAGGGCCGACAAAATCCAGCCCGCGGCGTGAGCCGTGGGGAAAGCCAACGTAGCGGCGACCTTCAGGTCGCCAAACGAGAGGCGGGCTGAAGCCCGCCGCTACTTTCTTGCCCGTCAGCCCCTCGACTTCCGCTCGGGGTGGTGAGCGAAAGCCGAACCACCGACGGGCTCAAGCGGGTTTCGTCAGCAGAGGAGAGATTCCCAATGGCCACACGTCAAAAAGAACTTATTCGCGGCAAGATCCTGTACTACCTGGCGCTCATCTATCCGCAGGCGGCGACCTTGCCGCTCCTGCAAGGCGAGCTCGACCTGTTCGGCTACCCGGTACCGATGAATGAACTGAATTTCCATCTCGCCTACCTGGCCGAAAAGGAGCTGGTCTCGCTGGAGAATCAAGGCGGCTTGCAGCCGCGCCGCAAGGTCACGCTGGTGAAGATCACCGCCAAGGGGATCGACTACCAGGACGGGCGCTTGCCCGCCGATGAAGGCGTCTATGTGGAGCCGAAGCTATGAGCAGAAGCGAACCTGAGACCACGATCGAAGTCGAACGGCTTCCGGGCGAGCTCGCGGCGCGCATTCGAAAAATGCTCGTCGAGGGCGCCACCTTCGAGGACATCGTCGAGACCGTCAACTCGGATAAAGGACCGACGGTCACGCAGATGATGGTGGAGAGCTACTTCCGGCGCAACCTGGAGGTCCAGAAGGAGCGCGTGCGCGGCCTGGTCCAGAGCGCCGAGGAGATTAAGAAGTCGATCGGCAATCCCGACACCGCGGAAGGGCAACTGGCCTCGGCGGCCTTCCTGACCGGCTTCATGCGCCTCACACGCAAGTCGGCGGAGATCGACCTCCAGGATGCCGAGACCGCCCGCATGCGCCGCGAGAACCTCGCGCTCGAACGCCAGGTCTTCGACATGAAGAAGTCGAAGAGCGAGAAAGACATCGAGTACATGAAGGCGCACATCCGCCACGAGTGGGGGAAGCTGAAATACTTGCGGTACAAGCTCCATCAGATGGAAGCCACCTTCGATAAGTTGCGCCGCGGCGACAAACTTGACACCGCGACGCTGGCCAAGATCCGAGAGATTTATGGAATCATCAGCGAACCGTTTACCCCGCCGGAACTCCGGGGGGAAAGCGCGGAAACTCCGACTTCCTAATGCCGGCTCGCCCGGTGGCGGTAACACCGCGTCAGGCGCGATGGCACCATCGCCGGTGACCGCTGCCACGGACAACTGTCCCATGTGGGCGCCACCCCTGGAGCCGGCGGTTTCTTCTTCGGAAGAAGGCAGAAAGCAGAAGGCAGAAGGCGGAAGGCAGAAGGCAGAAGGCGGAAGGCAGAAGGCAGAAAGCAGTCGGCAGGAAGGGCGGCCGAAAACCGAAAAGCGAGCTTCCAATTCCGATCTTCGATTTGACGAAGAAGGGCCGAAAACCGAAAAGCGAAAGACGAAAAGCGACAAGCGAGTTTCCAATTTCGATTTTCCAGTTTCCGATTCGGTCAATCCAAAATCCAATCCGTCAGCTGACGGACAAAATCAAAAATCATCAGAGGGGGCGGCGGCCTGCGTTCCCGCCGGCGGGACGTCGGGGATATCGCCGCTACCGCCGGCGCTGCGACTGCTTCCTTACCAGCGGCGCTGGGTGGAGGACAACGCGCCGCTCAAGCTGGCCGTCAAGGCGCGACAGATCGGCTATTCCTTCGCCGCCACGCTCCGCGCCGTGCTGCGCTGCCTGGAACACAAGACCACCTGGATCTTTCTCTCCAAGGGTGAACGCCAGTCGCGCCTGCTGATGGAAAAGGTGCAGGACCACATCCGCTCCTGCGGCATCGTGGCGCGCACGCAGGAATCGACGTTCTTCGAAGGCACACTCATCAAGCAGCTGGAGACGCGCTTCCCCAACGGCTCGGTCATCTACGGCCTGCCCGCCAATCCCGACACGGCGCGCGGCTATTCCGGCCACGTCACGCTCGACGAGTTTGCTTTCCACGCGGACGCCGACAAGATCTATGCCGCCCTCTACCCCACCATCACCCGCGGCTACGGACTGGAAGTCATCTCCACGCCCAACGGGACGCAGGGGAAGTTTTATGGGCTGGCGAAAGCGGCGGGACTCACTGAGCAGGGGTTAGGGATTAGGGATCGGGGGTTAGGGAAGAACGGTGCGGCTGCTAATCCCCAATCCCCAATCCCTAATCCCTGGTCGGTGCACAACTGCGACATTTACGACGCCATCCGCCAGGGGTTGAAGATTGACCTCGAACTGCTGCGCAGCGGCTGCGAGGATGAGTCGGCCTGGCAACAGGAGTTTTGCTGCCAGTTCGTTTCCACGGCCGAGAACTTCTTCCCACCGGAACTTCTGGCCGCCAGCCTCAGCGCCGAGGCCAGTACCGACACCCCCCTCCCTCTGCTGGTCCGCGAAAGCGGAGCGCCATTTCGAGCGGCGTCCTCGGCGCCTGGCGCCTCTTCGGGACTGGGCACTGGAGACTGGGGACTGGGGACCGGCCCTAGCCCCCAGCCCCCAGCACCTAGCACCCAGTTTTTCCTGGGCCTCGACATCGGGCGGCACCACGACCGGACAGTGTTCTGGCTGGATGAAGTCCAGCCGGCGAAACTGGAAAATCGAAACTGGAAAATCGCTCTGCCCTCGTCGCATTTGGAGTCTCCAGTTTCCAGTCCCAGTTCGGAAATCCACAATTTCTCCGTTGCCCGCCTGGTACGAACATTCACCAACACCCCGTTTGCCGAGCAATTGAGCTTCGCGCGCGAGCTGCTTTCTCTCCTGCGGGAAGACGGCCGGCCGCTGGTCCGCCGCGCGGCGATCGACGCGACGGGCATGGGCGCGCCCCTGGCCGAAGCGCTCGCGCGCGAGTTTGGTCCCCGCGTGGAGCCAGTGGTCTTTACCTCCGCCGCCAAGGAAGACCTGGCGTTTCGCACCAAGCGGCGGATGGAAGCCCGGCTGACGCTGCTGCCCGACACGCGGGAAATCCGCCGGGCCTTCAGCGCCGTCAAGAAAATTGTGACGCCCAGCGGCAACCTGCGCTTTGACGCCGAGCGCACCGACGCCGGACACGCCGACGAGTTCTGGGCCAAGGCCTTGGCAGATCTGGCCGCTGATTCCCGTCCCGCGGCGAGCCACGAGGAAGCGTTCCTCGTCGATGGCGCGCCGCTGGTGAGCCCGACAGCGTTTGCGGAAGTCGACAGCGGATTCTCGATTTTGGAGTTTTGATTGTGGATTTCTCTATGGAACTTTTGGCGAAGGGCCAAGAAAACCAGGTTGTCAGTTGTTCTTCATTCGTTACCGGATGGCGTCTCGGAACCGGTCTTCCCCGGGACCACGGACAACTGACCACTGACAACGGACAACGCTTATGAAACTCGGACCAGTTGAAATCTCGTGGACCACTCGTAGCGCCGCCGTCCCGGCGGCCTCCGATGCCGGCAAGATGCCAGCGCACCATCCTATCGGCTTGCCCGGCACACCCATCTTCGGCGGCTTTCTGAAAGATTTCGGCGAGTACAACTCGCAACTCGAAGGCCTCCCTGCCATCCGCACCTACGAGAAGATGCGCCGCTCCGACGCGCAGGTGGCGGCGACGTTGCTCGCCTGTGAACTGCCCATCCGCGCCGCCCACTGGGACGTGCTGCCGGCGAGCGACGCTCCCGAAGACCGCGAGATCGCCCGCCTGGTGCGCGAGAACCTCTTTGGCGGGCTCGAATACGTTTCGCCTTCCGGCGTGAAGGTCTCGCAGTGCTGGGACGATGTGCTGCGCAACGCGCTGCTGATGCTTGCCTTCGGCGCCGCGGCGCATGAGGAAATCTACGCGGTGGACGGCGCCCGCGTGCGCCTGGCCCGCCTGGCGCCGCGTCTGCCCATCACTTTCTATCGCTGGATCACCGATGCGGACGGCGAAACGCTGCTCGCGCTCAACCAGTACGGATACCGCAACGCCAGCTTCGAAAGCGTCGAAATCCCCGCCGACCGCTTGGCGGTGTTTACCTTCAACCAGGAAGGCGCGAACTTTTTCGGCCGCTCGATGCTGCGCCCCGCCTACATGCATTGGTACATCAAACATCAGCTCTATCGCATCGACGCCATCGCCGGCGAGCGCAACGGCTTGGGCGTGCCCACCATCGAGCAGGGGCCGAACGGCTCGAAAGAGGACCGCGAAGCCGCGGCGAAGTGGGTGACGCAACTCGCCGCGCATGAAAAGACCGGCGTGTCGCTGCCCCACGGCTGGACGTTCTCGCTCAAGGGCGTGGAGGGCAACGTCCGCGATCTCTACAATTCCATCCAGCACCACAACATCGAAATCTCGCGTACCGCGCTCGCCTTCTTCATGAATCTGGGATTGGGACCGCGCGCGGGCGGCAACCGCGCTCTGGGCGATTCGCAAACCGATTTCTTTTTCCTCGCCGTGCAGGCTACCGCCGACCACCTGGCGCGCACGCTGAACGCCACGTGCATCAAGCGGCTGGTGGACTTTAACTGGGAAGGCGTGCGGCGCTATCCCACGCTCGCCGTCTCAAACCTGCGGGCGCGGAGCTTCGATCAGGTACTCGATACCCTGGCGCGCCTGTCACAAACCGGCGTGATGGCGCCCTATCCCGAACTGGCGCAGTACATCACGCGGGAGTTGGGCTTGCCGCAGCCAGCGGAAAGCCAGGGACTAGCGGCAAGGGACTAAGGGCCTGGGAAGTTTGAATTGTTGATTTGCTTTTCGTAGGAGGACGCAATGCTCGCGTCGATCTCAGATTTCAAAGCGCAGATCCCAAATGTTCGCCCCAGCCCCCGGCCCCCAGCACTCAGTACGTCACCGCCGCCTCGCTTCGTGATGACGCTGAATGCCGAGGGCGTGAGCGACGCCCTGATCCGCGTGCCGTTGGCGGTCACCGGCAAGTGGGTGCGCGGCAAAACCCTCTTCGCCATCACCCGTCAGGACCTCGAAGACATCGTGCGAAATTTCCGCGAGCGACAGAACGGCGAGATCAACGTCGATTACGACCACGCCAGCGAAATGCCGGAGGTCGCCGCGGGCGGGCCCGTGCCGTCGGCGGGGCGCATCATGAGACTGGATCGGCCCGAGCCGCTGAACGGAAGTAGGAAGTTGGAAGTAGGAAATATCCGTCAGCCGACGGACAACTCCCTACTTCCTACTTCCGGCTCCCGCCTTATTCTCTACGGCTGGTACGAGCCGACCGAGCGCGCCCGCGAGCTTCTGCAAAGCCGCGAGTACCGCTACATCTCGCCCGCCATCGACTGGACGGCGCAGAACAAACTCACCGGCAAACCACAAGGCACGACGCTCACTTCCGTGGCGCTGACCAACCGGCCGTTTCTGGAGGAATTGCCGCAGGTCCACTTGTCCGACCCGGCGTTCCAGCCGGCAGACGAAGGCGAAACTCGAAATGCGAAAACCGAACATCGCCCCGCCGCTCGCAACTCCGCAGTTTCGAGTTTCCAGTTTCCAGTTTCCAACTCAGGAGGTTCTATGAAGCAGGTCAACCTTTCCGTCGTCGAGGGACAAATCCGTCTCGGGCACGACGATTTCAAGGACGAGTATTACCTGGAACCTGAAGACGCGAAACGGTGCCTACACGAACTGGGCATGATGTCGGAAGTGACGCCCGCGAGCGCAACGCTCGGGGAGTCCTCGGCCGCCGTCACCCTGGTGCAGGCCGGCAGCCTGCTGTCGGAAGCCGAGGCGCGCGGCAAGTCGGTTCCCGCCCTCGAGGTCTTCCGCGCCCAGGTGGAACACGAGCTGGAGCAAGCGCTGCAGGCCGGCAAGATCCTGCCGCGCCAGCGCGACGACTGGCGAAAGATCGCGCTCGCCGACTTCCCCGCCTTCCGCAAGATCCTGGGCGGGCAGAAGCCGCTGGTGCCCGTGCGCCCCGTCGGGTTCACCGGCGCCGGTCCCGGCGACGTCCAGGCCCAGGTGAAAGTTCTGGCCGAACAGCGCATGCGCGAACAGCACATCAGCTTCGGGCAGGCGTTGAGCGACATCGGCCGCGAACAGCCCGACTTGGTCCAGCAGTACCGCCGGGCGGTGAGCGGCAACGACTAAGCATAGGGACTAGGGATTGGGGATTAGGGGTTAGCGGAGGCTCTTCCCTAATCCCTAACCCCTGACCCCTAACCCCTATCGTTCTGGAGGATCAATGGCAGGAGCAACCTACGTTCTGGATAAGACCTACAAGGTGACCGAGGCCGCCGGCATCACGAAGTGGCGCGCCGTCGTCCCCGGCACCAACGACGGCGAGTGCAAGTTGCCCACCGCCGCCAATCAATTCTCACTCGGCATCACCCAGGAAGCCCAGGCGAAACAGAATCAAAACGTGGCGGCGCGCAAGTACGGCATCTCACGCGCCTACGCTTCGGGCGCCATCACCAAGGGCGACTACGTGGAAGTCGGCGCTGCGGACGGGTCGCTGCGCAAGGCCGACCTCTCGACCGTGCCGGGCGCGGCCACCCTGCACCACGTGCTGGGCATCGCCGAGACTTCCGCCGCCAACGGCGAGATCTTTTTCGTGTTCCTCTCGCCCAACCCGGTGGTGATGCCGGTGAGCTAATCGAGCCATCGGGCCATCGAGCCATTGAGTCATTGCTGGGATGCCTGGCGACGATTCGATGATCCGATGGACCGATGACTCAATTCCTTCGCGGGGTCCGGTCCCCAGGGTCAGTCCTGGGGATACGCTGCCCCGCCGGCGAGCGAGCGACCTGCTGACAGGTCTCCGCGTTCCGCCCTCACGCCACCCCTCTCTCTGAGGGAGAGGGCTAGGGGGTGAGGGGTTCGTCCCGCGCGCGGAGCGCTCCATGCCCGGCGGTACGACCGAGCAGGCTCAGCCCTGCTCAACAAGGAGAAGAAGCCATGCCTGACATTTCGATGGTACACGTGGATCAAGCCCTGACCGAAGTGTCCATCGCTTACCGCAACCTGCAATATGTGGCGGACGCGGTTTTCCCCGTGGTTCCGGTGAGCAAGCAGTCCAACAAGTACTTTATCTACTCCAAGGACAACTTCCGGACCCTCGACGACGCTCGCCGCCCCGGCGCGCGCGCCAACGAAATCGAGTGGACGCTCTCCACCGACACCTACTACTGCGAAGGCCACGCGCTCGCCCAAGCGATTCCCGACGAGCTGCGCGCCAACGCCGACCAGGCCATCGACGTGGACGTGGACACCACCGAGATGCTCACTGATCTCATCTACCTGCAGCGCGAGATCCTGGTCGCTTCCAAGGCCACCGACAGCTCGGTCATCACGCAATCCACCACGCTCTCGGGCAACAGCCAGTGGTCTGACTACACCAACTCCGACCCCATCACCGCCATCGAGGACCAGAAGGCGACCATCCTGAAGCAGATCGGCCAACTGCCCAACTCGATCTTGGTGAGCTATCCGGTCTTCAAGACCCTGCGCAATCACCCCAAGATCATCGACCGCTTCAAGTACTCGCAGGTCGCGGTGGTGCAACCGGACCACCTGAAGTCGGTGTTCAATGTTGAGAACTTCTACGTCGGCGCGGCGATCAAGAACACCGCCAAGGAAGGCGCCGCCGACTCGCTCGACTACATCTGGGGCAAGAATGCGCTGCTGTTCTACAAGCCGCCGGTGGCGGGCCGACGGACCGTCTCGCTCGGCTACCAGTTCACGCTGGCGTTCGGCTCGAATAGCGCCGGCTTCTTCGTCAAGCGTTACCGCGACGAGGCGCGCTCCGCGGACATCGTCGAAGTGCAGCTCTACTTCGACGCCAAGGTCGTGGCCGCGAGCGGCGCGTACCTGTGGCTGAGCGCCGTGGCGTAAACGAATCGGGTCATCGGTTGATCGGGTCATCGGGCGATCGTTCAGATCACCCGATGGCTCGATGGCCCGATCGGCAAATTCGTGGGAGTCTTCTATGAGCTTCACATCGATCGACGCGGTTGCAGCTCACTATCCGGGATTCCAACGGGGCGTGCCGGATCAGAATCCTTCGGACGCGCAGATCCAGGCCTGGATCGAAAGCCAGAGCGCGCGCCTCGCGGCGCTGGCGGTCGGTCGCGGCTATGGGCTCGACGGGCTCGCCACTTCCAACCCGCAGGCCTACGCGCTGCTCTCCCTCGCGAACGAAGTAGGCGCGGCCGCGGACCTGGGCGAGGCGCTCTTTTCCCTGCTCGGTCCGGAAGCCTCACCCCAGGGCTGGGCCAATCCCAACGCCTTGCGGCGCTCGTACGAAAACATGCTGGCGGAACTCGGCCGGGGAACTTACGACAAGCTCTTCATCCCCGGCGCACGCACCGGCGACGTTTATCCGGCGTTGGGCGGCGTGGCAGGACAGGAGAGCGATGTCGATGACTCGGCCGACGAAAGTAGTGCGGCGTTTAAGAAGGGGGACGTGTTCTGAAGGTTGAATTGTGAATGCTGAATCCTGAATTTAGGGGCCGTTGCTCGGGGCTCCGTACTCATCGCACCATGGACGAGTTGCGCTTTTCGATTTTCGCTTTTCGCCTTTCGGTTTTCGAGTTTCGAAGATGATCCAGTTCACCTACACCCTCAATTCGGAGCCCGTGGAGAACGTCCTCGCGGCGTTCCAGGAATCGCTCGCGGACGAGGCGCCGGCTCTGGCACGCGTCGCCGATGATTTCCGAGAGATGATCGGGCAGCAATTCGCCTCCGAAGGCCGCGCCGAAGGGACACCATGGCCGGAGCTTGCGCCCGCCACGCTCCGGCGTCGGCATGCCAGTACACCCATTCTCTATAAGACCGGCGCGCTGCTCCGCTCGCTCGGCGAACCCGGCGCGGCCGGCCACGTCGAGGAACTGGAAGGCTACTCCCTCACGCTCGGCAGCCGGTTGCCGTACGCCGTGTATCACCAGACGGGGACTCGCCGCCTGCCCGCGCGGCCCATCATCGTGTTGTCGGGCGCGCGCTGCGAGCGGTGGATCGAAATGGTCCGACGCGAGATCGAGCAGAAGGCGTTGTTACTGGGAGCGAAGGAACTCGGATCGTAGCGCCGCCGTCTCGGCGGCAAACAATGCCGGCAGGATGCCGGCGCACCAAGGACGTCATATGGACACACGCTATCAGGCGCAATTCTCAAAGCCGCTGGTCAATCAGTTAATCGCGATTCTCCAGCGCGACCAGCAGGCGGCGCTCGACAGCGTCAACGCTGGCCGCCCGCCGGGCCGCGAGCTCAAGCCCTTCGCAGCATTTCACAAGGAAGTGGTAACAGTGCAGAACTGGCCGGCGCTGGTTCTGGTGGCACAAGAGACGGCCTTCGAGGCGACCTCCGATGCGGACCTCCGTACCCAGACGGTGCGCTTCATCTGCGCCCTGGCGATCGCTGGGACTGATCCTGAATGGTTGTCGGAAGACGCCATGGATTACTTGCGCGCCGTGGACATCGTATTGACCTCGGCGCCGCTCGGAGACTTCTACACGCCGCTCTCCATCAACCACCGCACGGTCCCCGAAGGCGAAACCACGGGACTCGATCCCGCGGTCTCGAAAATCCAGGATCTGCGCGTCCTGCGGCACGACCTCGGGGTACTGGTGGGACGGCGCGGCGGCGGGATGGCGCGCGGCCCGCAGATCGAGTTCGTCGTCGAGTTGGAGGAAAGATGAAAGAAGGAGTCAGAAGTCAGAAGTCAGGAGTCAGAATGCCGCGGAAGTGGACAGTGAACAGTGGACAGTGGATAGCAAAGCGGCTGCTGCAAGCCGGCCTTCTGCTGTTCACTGTTCACTGTGCACTATCCACTGCTCTGAGCGCTACGCAGGTGACGGCCACTTACGACCTGGGCGCGAATCCCCGCGTGATGGCGACGGTGAACGGCACGCCGCAATACGGCCTGGTGTTCGCGCAGCGGAACAAGCGGGTCACTTATGGTGACGTCGAATACGGGCCGAGTGTGGTAAAGGGTTACCTCAACGCGAGCGGCCAACTGAATGACGGCGCGAGCCACCTCTGGCTCGACTTGATTCCGAACCTCGGCGCTACGCCCGGCGACAGCTACTACGTGGTGACGTTCAACATCCAGGGCCGTGTCCACGCGGAGATCTGGGTGGTGCCCGACGTGGCCACCGTCGCCGCCGAGGTCTGCCGCCAGGCCCAGCCGCCTTCCTCCACCGCTCCGGCACTTTTCTATCAGTTCCTCCAGCAAGATGGCGACGACCTCCCCCAGCGTCAAAAGCTGAACCTTACTGGGTCGGGCGTCTCCTGCGTGGACAACGCCGGCCAGTTGCGCACTGACTGCACGGTCACGGGCGGCGGGGGAGGCTCGGCGCCGAAGGCCTCCGCCACTGTTTCAGGTACCGTGAAAACCGACGCGACCGAGAGCGACCCAGTCGTGTATCTCAAGTCCAGCGCGGATTCCCTGCTCGCCGTCAAGGCGCCACTCACGCATAGCCACGCGGAATCGGAGGTCACGAACCTAGTCGCCGACCTCGCCGGCAAAGTGCCGACGACGAGGGCCATCAATACGACCTCACCCCTGAGCGGCGGGGGCGCGCTTTCTGCCGACCTGACCCTCTCCCTGCCCGCGGCCACCGGCTCGCAAAATGGTTATCTCACCTCGGCTAACTGGACGACTTTCAATAACAAAGAGAATGCCCTGACGTTCAACTCACCGCTCTCGCGCTCGGTGAACGCCATCTCCTGCCCGACGTGTGAGATCACTGGGAACAAGAACGCTGCGTCGGGCTATGCGGGACTGACGAGCGGGACCAAACTGAACGCGTCGCAGGGCCAGGAGGTTTGGTCCTCCGCAGATTTGACAGATTTCGCCGCCAAGAGCGGGACGGGAACCACCATCATGGGGGCCACGTTCACCTCGCTGGCGACGAACGACATCCCGAAGTGGAACGGGACCAACTGGGTGAACTCCACGAGCGCCGCGAAGGCCGACGCACTCACCAATGACCCCACCGATTGTTCTGCTAATCAGTATGCCACCGCGATTGCGGCGAATGGCAACCTGACGTGCTCGCAGCCTGCTACCTCGAACCTGAGTGACGGGTCGAACGTCGTCAAGAACAACCAAGCCAACACCTATTCGGGCGGCGGGTTGCAAGACCTCTCGGCGAACAAGCTCGCGCTGCCCGCCGCAACCAGCCTGCCGGGGACCTGCACGGCGAACAAAGAGATCTACGTGGACACCGACGCCACGCCCGCCGGCCAACAGGTCTATCTGTGCAACTCCTCGGGCAACGGCTGGAACCTGATTGGCGATGGTGGTGGCGGCGGTGGAGGAACGACCATCACGGTCAACGGGGCAAGCGTCAACTCGACAGCAGATCTGGACGACTCGACGCCCGCGGCCCCGGCGAACGGCGTGAACGTCAAGTGGCAGAAGGACGCCTCGAGCCCGACGAACATCTCGGCCTACTGGCTGAGCACCGCCGTGGGCACGACGACCTTCGGCAGTGGTTCGTCGTTCACCTGGTCGTTCAACGACGACGACGCGTCGAACTCGACCATCCAGTTCGACGCCGGAGGCATCAACATCACGCCCGCCACCGGCATGGTTTATGTGGCTTCGCCGCTCCAGGCCGAGTACGGGGACACGGCGACGGGGAACTTGCTGACCCTGTACGGCGACACCTACTCGGCGCACACCAGCGGGACAAGGACGACGGCCATCGGCGTGCGCGGCTACGCTAACCACAACGGCGCGGGTGGGACGGTCACGAACGCGGTGGGCGTGAGCGGGCTCGTCGGTGTCGGCGCGGGCACCATTAACGCGGCGATCGCGCTCCAGGCCCAGTCGCCGACGAAGGGCGCCGGGACGATCGACAACGCGTTCGGCCTCTACGTCCAGGCGCAGACGGTGGGGACGAACAACTACGCCATTTGGACGAACGGCACGGAGCAGTCGCGCTTCGGCGGCCTCGTCAACGCCATCGGCGGGTTCAAAGTCAACGGCGCGGCGACTAACCACGCAGTGCTGCTCGGCAACGGGACAATTTTCCAGGCGAGCGGCGCCATCCCCGACTGCATCGACAGCGGCGGGAACCACCTCAACTACACGCAAGGCACCCAGACGTTCGCTTGCGGCACGTCCGGCGGGGGCGCCCCGGCATTCTCGGCCATCACCACGGGCACGAATACCGCGGCCACGATGACCATCGGGAACGGGGCCACGCTCAACGGCGCGGCGGGCGGGATTGTGGACCTTACCTCACTCACCGCCGCCACTGGCTTCAAGGTCCCCGCTGCGGCAGGCGCCACGCCGAGCGCGACCGGCGTTCTGGCCTACGACTCCACCTCGACCACCTATAAGGGATACAACGGAGCGGCGAAAAGTTTCGCCTACACCGACACGCCGGGGACCACGGGCACCGCGCCTAACTGGTCTAGCGCAGCCGTTCTCAATATCCCGATGGCCAGCACGGCCAGCGTCACGGCGGGCCTACTTTCCAAAACGGACTACGATGCGTTCACGGCGAAGCCATCCCTAGTAACAGTCGGAACGAACGGCATCGAAGCCTACAACGCGGGCGACAACACCACGGCGGCGCGCTCCGACCACACCCACCGCTCGATCCACAACCTGACGTGGTACTTCCCTGGGACGCCGGCGACCGGCGTGCAGAACATGGTGCTGACGATCCCCGAAGGCGTCACGAACATCGCGCTGAGCGACCTGCGCGTGACCGTGGCCACGGTCAGCTCGGGCAGTTCGACGTTCAACATCCAGCGGTGCGTCGTGTCGTCCGTGGCGTGCAGCGCGACGCAGAGCACCTGGGTTGATATCTACTCGAGCGTGCTGACGCTCGCGGCGAGCAACTACACGGTGACGAAGGGCAGCGCGCCGAACCAGAACGTCGGCTCGCTGGTGGCGGGCGACCGGTTCAAAGCTAGCTTGGTCACCATCGGTGCCTCGCTGGTAGACGTGACGGTGACCATGACGGTGAAATATGAAACGACAAACTGAAAAACCAGGATTCAGGATTCAGGATTTAGGATTCAGGCCGGTCGGGATTCGCCTGCTCGTTGCGGCTTTCGTGCTAATCCCTAATCCCTGGTTCCTAACCCCTAGTTTCGGCGCGACCAAGGTGTTCTTGAAGAGCAATAACCAGACTACGTCGTCGATTAAACCACCGACGGGTCGGACGTTCTGGAATGCTAATTCAACCCAGGGCACTTCCATGAGCACTGCGGTTACTTCCTCGATCGCAGGTCCGGTGACAGGACAATACTGGCCGATTGCGACCACTGGTTACACCGTAACTGACGGAGCTGGAAATAAGGTCGCCTGGTTCTCTCAGCCTCTTTCGAGCGGTGTTACCATCTCCGGCACGATCACGCCGAACATCTGGGGACTGGAGTCGAACGGCAACTGCAACTGCGGGCTGCGCTACGAGGCGCTGCGCTGGTCGGTGGCTGTGGGCGGGATCGTTTCCTCGCTCGGCATCTCGACGGACGACGGCGTGACCGAATGGGGAACCTCGGCGGCGGTGCGAACCGCACCGACGCTGACCCCGACCTCCACGAGCTTCGTGGTGGGCGACCGGATCGTTGTGGTTCTCTACAGCGATGACGCGAACGGATACACGGAGGGCAGCGGTAGAACTTTCACTATCGACGTTGCTGGCGCGACGGGCGTGGATGGGGACACATATTTGAGCTTCACGGAAACCATCAGCTTTAGCTCCGATTCGAACAACGCGCCCGCCAGACCGGCTACTTCGTGGCTGCTACGGCCGCTGCTCTGGTGGTGGAAGCAGTATTTCGACGAGGTGTTTAGTTGAGACACTTCGCGCCCACAGTCTCGTTTGCGTCGGATACAGACAATGCGGGCCCACTCGTGCACTGAGATGTAGTGCGGCTCGGCTGATGAGCAAAGCTGAATTAGTCCTGTTTAGAAGTGGCACGACAGGCAGTAACCAGGCACTAGCAGGTAAGAAACGATTGGGAGGACATCATGCCAAACGTTGACGCAACCAAAATCCACCAGGGTCCGGGCAAGCTGTGGCTAAACGTGAATCTCCCGGCGAGCGGCAGCCGGCTTCTCATCAATGCCGCGGGCGAGCCGACGACCGGCACGCCGGTCTTCGCCGGGGCCACGGAGGGCGCCGCCACGGTGGTCCTGGCGCCGAAACTCGAGTCCGTCACCGCAGACCAGGTTAGCGGACCCATCGACGTCGTCATGACCGGCGAAGCGGCGTCGATCGAGGTCACGCTGAAGGAGTCTGACTTGGCCAAGCTGAAATACTTCATCGTCCATGGCTCCTTCTCTTCGGGGACTGACACGGGCCTGCCGCAGGGCTCGCAGACCTACGAGGAGATCTCCTTCGGTGGGATCATGGCCATTCCCAAGACTTCGGTGGCGGTGATTTCCGCGCGCCGCGATGCAGCCGGCAAGTACGTGGTGAGCCAGCTCTATCAGGCTTACCAGGCCGAGGCCATCCAGCTTCCCTTCCAGCGGGGAAAGGAAACCACCTACAAGGTGAAGTTCGAAGGCCTAGCGGATGCGTCGCGCGCCGCAGGCGATCAGGTAGGGAAAGTCTATCGCCAGACGTAGGAAGGGCAGTGGTCGAGTGTCAGTGGTTAATGGAAAGCGAACATTGACCACACACGAAGGACGGCAACATGGCGAAAAAGAATCACACGGCTACGGCGGGCGATTGGAAAGCGGCGGCGCGGACGGCGCGCGAGGCGCGCGCTGAGCCGCTACTGCTACCGAGCGGGGCCACCATTCTCGCCGTGAAACCGGAACCGCTGGAATGGATCATGTCCGGGCGCATCCCGCAACGCTTGCTGGCCGCGGCGCTCCAGGGTGACGGCGTTCTCTCGCCCGAGGCACGAGCGGAAATCAGCCGCGAGGAGATTCTCGACCTGGCCCGCTTCGCGGCGCAACTCGTGAAGGCCAGCGTCGTCCGTCCGCCCATCGGCGAGGGGTCCGACGAAATCAGCCTGGACGATATTCCCGTCGAAGATCGGGCGTTCATCTTCGCCTGGGCGTGCCGTGCCCTGGGCCAGCCCGCGGCGGAACCGGAGCGCGCTGGCACGGGCGTGCCAGGGCCCGTCCCAAGTTCAACGCAGGAGGACCTCTCCAGCGACAAGCTGGAGCGGTTTCGTGCGAAGTGAGAATTTCTTGCTTGTATCCCTGGCGGCAGAGAAGTTCGGTGTGCGTCCGAGCACACTCGTTGGCCTCCGCGATCCAGTCCTCGCGCTCGACTTCGACCTCGCGGCGGCGGCTCGTCTCCTCGAAGCCGCGCGTTCGGCGTGCGCCGAAGCGGAGTCAGGTCTGGACGGCGCATCGCCGCCAGGAGGTCGAATGCGCCAGGTGAACTGGTAACTGTACCGGCGGTCTATGAGCGCCGCACGGACTCAGCGCTCCCAGAGCGCCGCCCCAGGAACGGGTGAACGATGCCAACCAACACGGCTGCTGAACTTCTGATTCGGATCGGAGCTGATCCCACGGGCGCGGAGGCCAGCATCGAGCGCTTCCGTTCCCAGTTCTCGCGGGATCTTGCGGGAATCGGCTCGGACCTCCAGCGCTGGTCGGCACAAGGCCTGGGAGATTTCAACCGGGTGCGAGGCGCCGTCGTCAACCTGAGTGGGACCTTGACCCAGACCGCGCAGGCGATGCCGCCGCTGAACCGGCAACTGGGACTGGTGGACCAGACCGCCGATCGCCTCGCCGACCATTTCCATGTCAACCTGACTGCGGTGAACAACCTCCTGAACCGCAACCGCCAGGCGGCCCAACTCTGGAAAACCGAACTGGTGACGAGCCTTGTGGATGTGCTGAACACCTCTCAGGCACTGAGCTTGAGCCTGGGACGAAGCTTCCTCATGTTCGATTCGGCGCTCGGCGCGAATATCGCCAACGCCATCATCTGGCAGAAATCAATTGGCGAAGCCTTCCGCAAGGCAGCGCTCCAGGCGGTCGGGTCGATTGCCCAGGAAGCGCTGGTGCGCGCGATCTATGCCACAGCCCTGGGGTTCTACCTTTTGGCCATCCGGGACTATGGCGGCGCGGCACTTGCTTTCAAGTCCGCGGCGTTCTACGGCGTGGTGGGCGGAGTGGCCGCGGTGGCGGGACGCGCGCTGGCCGGGTCTGAGGTGAGCAAGGGCGAAGGCGGAACTGCATCGTCGGGCGGGACCACATCCGAAGCATCGGCGAGGGAGTCGTCAGCGGCGACCACCGAAACGACGACGTCTCAGAAAACGGTGCAGATCATTTTTCAGGGGCCGGTCTATGGCGGCCAGGCGGGCATCGACGAGCTGGTGCGCCACATCTCGCAGGCCGTCACAGAACGCGACGTGAACCTGGTGGCCTACACCGTGGTGCGCCAGCCGGCCACGCGAGCGTGAAAAAAGGAGTCAGGAGTCAGAAGCCAGGAGTCAGAATGCATGACCTTCGGCCAGACCGCCTCTTTCCTTCTGAATTCTGTCTTCTGGCTTCTTCCTTCGGAGCACTATGAGCAACCCGAAAATTGTCTACACCCCCGCCGGCGGCACGGAACAGACGCTGAGCTTTGTCTTTCCGCCGCGGCAACAGCCCGGCTACGCCAAAACGGCGGTCCGACACGACAACGTCGCGGCCTGCGGCGTACGCGAGTCAGTGCTGGAGCGCCTCGATGAATTCCTGGAGTTTTCGCTCGAATGGATTCAGGCCGGCGCGGATCTCGACAACTGGCACGCGTTCCTTGACCACGCCTTGACCGGCGCGGCGTTCGCCTATTACCCCGATGCCGCACAAACCGGCTTCGCCAACTATGTGCTGGAGGACAGCGAAGTGCAGCTGGAATGGAAGGCGCCGGGAGTGTACTCGACCAAACTCAAGTTTCGGAAGTTGGTTGACTGACAACGGACGATTGTTTCGATGCCGATTCCAACAAACGCCAACTTCGACGCCAAAAACCAGGAGCTGAATAAGCGCCCCCTGTACCTGGTGATCATCGATGGGGTGCTGGAACCGCTCACCACGTTCCGGCTGGAGGAAGCGCAGGTCACCTGGGGCGGTTACGGCATCGGGGGGTATGGCACCAGCGGCTATGGGTACTAAAGGATTTTCGATTGAAGATTGTCGATTGACGATTGGCGAACTCCTGGGGGCGCTCAACCCACGATCGGCAATCCACGATCAATAATCGACAATGGATCCCCGATGGCTGAAGTGAAAGATTACTATCCCGGCGATCTGGCGAGCGCCCTGGACAGCACGCTGGCGTGGCTACTCTCACGCCTGAATGCCAATGTGTCGCCGTTTGCCGGCAACGCCGTCGCCACTCCCACCGATCCGGCGTTCGTCGAAGGCGCGATGAACACGACCGAAGGAACTTACTCCGTGCTAGCGCAGGAGAAGTGCCCAAACATCGTGCTGGATCCCACCGCGGGCGTCGAACTGGACGCGCAAGCCGGTCCGGACGGTTTCCCGATCAACTATTGCGCGACGCCACTGCTCTCCGGGAATCTCCTGGTCAACGTGCTGCCGCTCAGCGCTGCCACAGCGGTGAGCGGCCGGGCCTTCAATCTGCTCGCGCCCGCGAGCGAGTACCGCGTGGACGTCTACGCGCGCACGGATGCCTTCTACTACAAAGGTTCGTCCGCGATTGCGGATGACAGCACCTGGAGAGTCTCGTGTACCGGTGCGGGGACGGCCATCGCTTTCCTGATGCCAGCAGCCTCGCCGCAACCCGCACCCGGTTCCTGGACGTCCGATGTCGTCGGATGGGTGGCGCACTCAAACCTCGGCGTGGGCAACCGGCTGCGTGATTATTTCGTGCGCGTCTTCAGCAAGACGGACATTGAATATCTGAAGGAAGACAACATTCCCATTATCGTGCAGGATCCGACCCACGCGCGCTTCGGCAGCAGTCGCGTACTCGGTTCTGGTACACCCACGGCACACGTCATTTACAACGACCCGGTGCTCGGCGAAGTAGATCTTTATTCGACGTTGCAGAACCTGGCCGTTTATTCCGATCTGCCACGCTCGATCGAAGTGCCACCCGGCGACCCCGACTTCGCCAGCCCGGGATCGCTGGTCGGTTCGAACTTGGCTTACATCCAGAACCGCTGCTGGATTTACGGCGCCGCGCTCGCCATTATCACCTTCTCTGTGACAGGCCTGTGGGAGGCTGCGCGACGAATCGTCACACGGCTGAATGCCCTGCGCGAGGATCCCGGCTATCTGCCTTCACTGATCCTCGAGGACGCTGAGGACGGTTCGACCGCCCGCTGGACACTGGAGAGCGGCGCGGGCAGCGCGGCGAACCTTTTCGACTCCAGCGAGCCGCCGTCGGGCTCGAACGTCATTTCCCTCACCGCCACGAGCGCGCCCACCACCTGGAGCTACGCCGGAGCAGGGCTGCCGGACACTGCCGATTCCGTTGTCCATTTTCGCTACAAGGCTGGTGTGGATCACAAATTTCTGCTCGGCGTCACGAGCTTGACCGGTCAAGTCACCAGCATCGAATTCGTCTCCTCGGGCACGGCGGGCTACAACCCTGTGTCCAAGGCTATTACGGCCGTCCTCGGCCTCGCGGTTGATACCTGGCGCACGCTGAGCCAGAACCTGAACGCCTTGATCGAGCAGTACGTCCCAGGCGAAACCATTTCCAGCATCAACTCTTTCAGGGTGAGTCTTGAATCCGCGGGCAATCTCACATTGGATAACCTCTCTCTGGGCGCGCCGCAGCCGGAAGGGTCGCTCAGCTTTTCCTACGATGTGTACAACGGCCAGGTGGACCAAGCATACATCCGCAACGGCGCCGTGGCCTGGGTTTGCTATGCCTACGCCATCTACCTGGAGCGTACCGGCGACTTCGCCCGGGCTGCGCTCGGTCTCGAGAGCATGCTGAACTATCTGTTCTCGCAACAGTGCACCACCGAGGACACCCGGCACAATCTGATCATGGTGGGTTGGGGCCGCTATCAGAACCCCGGCTACCAGTATGTCCCCGGCCAGCTTACCTCCGTCTCCACCGAGCACAACATTGATTGCTATTTCGCCTTCGACAAAGCAGCGCGCGTCCTGCCCACGGCGGCGCAGAACCTGTTGGACCGCGGCCTGATCACCCCAGTGCAATACACGTCGCTGAAGTCCACCGCCACCACCGCCGGCACCAAAGCTGGTGAGATCCGTAGCGCGCTTCTGAATCAACTCTGGATTCCTGCTTCCGGCGGCGCGAAAGGCCACTTTGCTCAGGGCGCCTCCAGTTCCGGCGCGGACACCTCGCTCGCCCTGGACGCCGCTGGCTCCTGGGCGGCGATGTTTTGCCATGAGGCCGGCGAAGACGCGAGGGCCGTCGAATGCCTGGAGTTCATCTATGAGACCTTCTTCCTTACCGACCGCCAGATTCTGAAGAGCTCTGACCCTGATTCCTTCAACCAGGCCTACGAGCAGTTGACTGCTTTCGACGGCTTCCAACCCTACGCGGACTCGACAGGAGGCTATTCGGATTCGCCCGCTTCGGTCTGGATGGAAGGCACCTGGGGCGCGCTTGCCGCCTATCTGCGCCTGAGCGACAACGCCAGCCTGCAAGCTTATTTCGCCGCCAACTACGCCGGCGGGCTGGACGCTTTTCTCGCTCGCCTGATTGAGAGCATGAAGATCGTCGCCACGACGACGGGCCATCAGGGCCTGCTGTCCTTTTCACTGGCGGCGCGGGGCCTGCCCTGGGAATTCTCCGTGCGCATGACGATCGGTTCGACCGCCTGGTTCTGGCTCACCGCCACGCGCAACGACGTCCTGTTCACGAACACCTCGCCCCCGCTCCTCGGCCGTCCTTATCTGAAGGTGCCACAGGGAGTGCAGCAAAGCATCCAGCAACTGGAAGGACAAGGCTCGATCGGCGCCCTGGAACTTGAGGCGATAGATGGCTCAGGCTTCATGACGGCCCTGGTTAGCGCGGGAAAACTCGAAGGACGCAAGGCCACGCTCAAAGTCGGTTACCCCGGCATGTCGTCCGCAGACTTCGTCACCTTGGCCACCCAGGAAATTGAGTCCATCGCAACTCTCCCCGACCTGACGGGCTACGTCCTCGAGTGCCGTGACCTGAAGCGCAGCGCCAAGACGAAAATCTTCACGCGCGCCGACGACGGCAGTGCAACGTCCAACGATCATCCTCGCACGCTCGTGGCGAATCCCATGGACGTAGCCCTGATCGTTTTTCAGAACGAACTCGGCCTAGGGCAGGTGCCGTCCCTTCCAGAATCTTCCTGGAAGCTCTACGATCCTGCGCAGTGGGATCCGGCGAACACCACGAACCCCACCTTGATCCAGCCCAATCCTGCGCTCGACGTGGAGCAGTTCCTTTTCTACCGGAATGGCATTTTCTCCGGCTACCTTTTCGAATTCACGTTTCCGCAGCCCATCGAGGCAAAGCAGTTCCTCGAGTTTGAACTCTTCCGCGCGCTGGGAGGGTACCTGCTGGTGCTACCGGACGGGCGGCTCTCGCCACGCTTCTTTTTGCCGCCTTACAGCCTGGCCAACGTCTTCTCGTTCAACGAGCGTAACATCAGCGTGCTGCCCGGCGTCGAGCGCCATCCCATCATCAACCAAGTGACCTACCGGATGGATTACGACGGCAGCAAGTTCCAAACCGACTTGCTCTTCCTCGACGCCCCTTCGCTCCAGCAATACGGACTGGCCGGGCAACACACAATTGAATCGAAGGGCCTGAAGCTGGCCCGAGGCGGGGCGTCCTTGGCCGGGCTCACAGCCACGCGCATCTTTCGCCGTTACGGCGGCATGGACCCCGTAGGGGGAGCGCCTAATGGCGGCGCGGTCACCCTGGCCGTGACCAGCCACTTCATGACCCTGACCGTCGAGGTGGGAGACTACGTCTTTCTCTCGCACCCGCTGCTGCCGAATTTCGCGACCGGCCGGCGGGGCGTCGCGAACCGGATCTGCGAGGTGATCGAGAAGCAGCCAGACTATGCGGAAGGCACCATGACCTATCGTCTCCTCGACGTCGGCTGGGTCGTCTGCAAGAGACTGCCGCGTATCGCGCCGGTCGGCACGCCCGCGTGGCCGAGCGCCACGTCGGCCCAGCGCGACCGCTATATGTTCGCCTGTGCCGATGCCACAAAGCAGTACAGCGACGGCACGGCGGGAAAAACGATCTTTTGATCTACCCATCGGCTCATTGACCCGTCGGTCCCACGAGTTGATGGGTAGATGGCTCGATGCACCGATGGTCCAATGATTCGATGGCTCGATGAGGCGATGAGCAAATGGCACAACTGACATGGGCATTGATCCCGGGAGCAGTCGACCTCCCTGATTCCAACCTCGCCGCCGACCAGCCGCTAACGGACTACTCCCTCACCAAGATTTCGAATAACGCGAAGTTTGCCGCGGTGAGGCCGGAGACCTTCTACGGCTGGTACAAGAACGGCGAAACCGTGCAACTCCCCGTCAGTCCAGTAGACGGCTACCACTACGCCCGCTCGGAACTCGAATACGAGATCGCGGCTTGGTGCTCGCGCTCGCCCGCAGGCGGAGCGGCCACCAATGGCGCGACCACTAAGCCGGCCCGCGCCAACGTCAACGATGGCCCGGGAAGCCTCTTCCTGATGGATTTCTGGGTCCAAGAGAAGAACGAGGCCAACCCGGGCCTCATTCACTGCCAAGTTCACTACTGGAACAGTGGGACCGAGGTCCCGACCAACGGCGGATTTGTGAAAGTGCGGACCATCGCGACGCGGCTGTCGGGATAAAACCAGCGGCCAGCCATCAGCCTTCAGCAAGCAGTGAAGGGGAATGGCTGAGAGCTGAAAGCTGAGGGCTTGTGACATGGCTATCGTTCGAACCGTTCTTCCCCGCAAAGGGATCATCCAGCCGAAGCATGGCGACAACTACGAGGCGGACCTGGACACCAATTGGGAGTTGATCGACTCGCTCCTGCAAGACAGCGCGGACGTCCACACCGCCGTGCTCGCCGCCGGGACTGTCGAAGCTTGGTTGCAGGACCGCGGCCTGTGTGGGGTCATCTCCGGCTTCGGCCTCTCGACCTCGGCGGATCTGACTCCCGGCCTCTCGGCTGGAGTGCTCTACGCCCAGGGCAAACGCTATGCGCCCGCCTCCGCGCCCAACCCGGGCCCCGCGCCTGCCAACTCCACGAGCTACCTCTGGTACAACGCTTCGAGCGGTTTCTACTACAACCTCACCGGTTCCCCGGCGGCCACGGGTGACGCCTACTTGGGCCGCGTCATCGCCGATGCCACGCGCGTGACGGAGGTCACCACAGCCACCAGGATCTACGGGCAGATTGCGGTGACCGCACCGGCGGCCGGCAGTTTCAACGTCGCGCACCACCTGGGCCGCGCTCCTCTCGGGGCTCTGGTCTCGATGACTTCCAGTGGAGCCGTCTGGTTCCAACCCACGATGTGGGACAGCACAGATCTCTTGTTAGTGGCTTCCGAAGCGGGAGTCACGGCGAAGGTGGAAATATGGTGAGAAAAGCAGGAGTCAGAAGTCAGAATTCAGAAGTCAGAGAAAGCCTCGTGGCTCTGCTCGTCGCTTGTCACTTGTCACTCGTCACTGCTTTCTGCCAGCAGCCGCAGACCTCGACAGCGCCGGTTTTCGCTGCCAACGCGAAGTACGTGCAGGGTGTCGGTCCCGGGTACTGGCCGACGGCGGGCGCGGGCCTGACGTTGAACCTTGCGGCCGGCGCGGCCTTCTGCAACACCTCGCCGGTGGACTACACCAGCGGGACGTTGGCGATGGCCGCGAGCCAGACTAATTATGTCTATCTCGACCCCGCGGCGAGCTGCGCGCCGGCGTCGAACACCACAGGGTTCTCGATTGGCCAGATTCCAATCGCCAAGGTTGTGACGGACGCTTCGGCCATCTCCAGCATCACCGACCTGCGCATCTGGTTCGTGCCGCTTCCCTGCACTATGAACTCCGCCGGAGCGGTTACCTGCGCGGCGCTCGGCACGGACCAGAACCTCACGCTCACGCCCAGCGGTACCGGCTTTACGCAGATCGGCGACAAGCTCCTCACGCCTAATCACGGCATCTACGACTGGGGGGTGGAGGATCTGGATCTCACCACTAACTATGACCCGGCTGCAGACCTGCTGCGCGACCCCAGCAAGAGTACCTGGGATGTGTGTATCTCTTGCGGCGGCGACGAGGTCTCGCTCTGGCGCGGCGCCCCGACCAGCGGGAGTCCGACTGTGACCAAGAAGTGGAGTGTGGGTTTTGCCGGCGACATGCGTGTGGAGAACGACATCTTCACTCCACGCCTGAACAACCTCCGCTTCGCCGACCAGTTCCCGGGAGCGGACGCCTGCGCCAAAATCAACAACGCCGCCAAGGACCTGTTCGTGCAGGGCGGCGTGGTGGACGCCCGGAATTTCTTCGGGCCGCAGACCTGCGCCACGGATCCCTTTGCCGACGTGACCGCCCCCAGCGGAGTCTTGCTGCTCGGCGAAGCCACCTTCAACGTGTCGGCCACCTGGAATATCCCCGCGAATTGGACCGTGCGCGGCATCTACGGCGGACGCAAGATGTCGGCGCCCACGAATGATTTCGACAACGGCACGGTGCTCAAGTGGACGGGCGCGGCGAACGGCATCGTGGTGAAGATTTTCAACGTCCACCACGTCATCTTTCAGGACTTCACCATCAATGGGAACGCGACGAACGGCGTCACCGGAATCCTGCTTAACAGTGACGGCATCGTCCCCACGCACAACGTCGCTCTCGAGAACTTCAACATCTACCAATGCGCCGTCGGCATTCAATGGGGAATCGATACTCCTCCCTACAGTGCTTCCTTCCAGGTCAGCGATATCCACATGCGGAACTTCCATATTGCCTCGAACGTGCAAAACGGGCCCTCCACCGGCATTTCCACGATCAGCCGCGCTAGCAATGTTGTGACGGTCGTGCTGGCGGCGAATGCTATCCTCTCCGTCGGCGATACCGTGACCATTGCCGGCGTCACCGACCCGTCCTTCAACGGCACGTTCGTCATAACCTCCGTCTCCGCCAGCAACGGAACGACATACACCTACGACCAGTCCGGCTCGAATGCCAGCAGCACGGGTGGAACCTGCACGCGCAAGTTCTCCGAGGGCATCATTATTTCGAGCGGCGGCGCAGCCACCGACAGCGTGGTGGAAGGCGGAGCCATCCAGGTGGTGAACATCGGCGTGGACGTGCGCATCGTGGGCTACGTCACCTTCAAGCGTCTCGCCTGTGGATCGCTGGCGGGAACGACACCGGCCTGCTTCCGCGTCGTCACCGCCAACCACCTCATCATCGAGGAGTGCGAGAGCGAGTCCGGTGCGACAGGGGTGGACTTCGTGAGGGCGCCCGCCAGCATTTGGAGTTCGCTGAATGGTGTGCTCAGTCTGCTCTATAACGTCATAAACGAGCCGGTCAATATCACTCAGGGCACCACGGTGGTCAGCATCGGCAACAAGGGCCCGGCCACCGCCACGCTCAACAACGCGATTTCCACCCTCATTAGCATTGGCGACCGCGTGAATCCGGACGTGGGCTGGAGCCTGACGGCAGGCAGGCTGCATTCCCTCGCCGGCGCAGGCCTGACCCTGGATAGGACCGCAAGCTTGGCCTGGGCCGACGCCAGCGGCAGCAAGGACACGTTGCTGCAACGGGAAGCAGCGAACGTCCTGGCGCTGCGGAACGGAACGAACGCGCAGACGTTCAATACTTACAACACCTACACCAACGGCTCCAACTACGAGCGCGGCTTTGTCTCCTGGGGCAGCAATAAGCTCTCGCTGGGAACCGAAGCCGCAGGCTCCGGGACGGTGCGCGGGCTGGACCTGATAGGCAGCGGCATCACTTTCTACCCGCTGGGCAATCACAGCAACTCCCCCTGGGCCATGACCTCCGCGGGGAACTTCCGGGCCCAGACGGATAACACCTACGACATCGGCGCGGTGGGCGCCAACCGCCCCAGGAGCGTTTACGCAGCAAGCCGCGTGGTCAGCGGCCTGAATGTGGTGACCTTCTCCGCCACGCCCACCTTCGACGCGAGCCTCGGCAACACGCAAAAGATTACGCTCACCGACAACGTCACCAGTTCCGCCCTCTCGAACGCGGCGACGGGACAGACGCTCACCTTCGTCGTCTGCCAGGATTCTACCGGCGGCCGCACCTTTGTTTGGCCCTCAACTGTCCTGGGCGGTGTGACCATCGGCTCCACCGCCTCGAAATGCAGCGCGGAGGACTTCATTTTCGACGGGACGAACGCTTATGCGGTCAGCCCCGGCGCGACAAACATGTAACGCGTTCATGAGGTCAGAGTTGTTCTGTAACTCTGATGGCATAAGGTCATCGGCTCCTGGCCGCAGCGTGGCCTGTCAGAATCCGCCTCCTGTCCACCTCGCCGCCCACGATTTCCGTGCTATATTGGGCGGCTTGAGACCGCGCCGATGGCTGAGAGTCCACAACCTGCGCCTCCCGCCGTGCCTGATTCGCTGGCCGTGATTCCGGGCGTGCGGTGGTTCCATCTTTCGGACCCATCCTCCTCCGCCCTGGATTACCTGGCCGGGCAATTCGGCATTCACCCCCTGCAAGTGGAAGACTGTCGCCACCGGCGTCAGACGGCGCGGCTGGAGGAGCACGAGCGCTACACCTTCGTGGTGATCAAGGTACTCGTCGCTCCGCACGGCGAGCGTCCTGCCAGCCACGGCGACGCTCCCGCGGCAAACTCGAACGCTCCGCACGCCGCTCCACCCGCCCCGAGCACAGCGCGGCTGCGTTTCGACGACTTCGACATCTTCCTCGGCCCCGACTACATCCTGACAGTGGACGAAGGGAATTCGTCCCTGGTGCCCGCCGTTCTGCCGCGGATTGCCGCCGAAGCTTCGCTCCAAAGTCCCGACCGCATCGCGCACGCCTTGATCGACGCGGCGGTGGATCAATACTTGCCGGCGCTCGACCGCTTGGGCGATTTCATCAACCAGTTGGAAGACCGCGTCATCCGCCACGCCTCGCCGGCCACCCTGCGCGAGATTTTCCGTCTCAAGCGCACGCTGCTCGATTTCCGTCGCGTGGCCACGGCCATGCGCGAGGCGGTCAACGGACTGGTCCGGCGCTACGACGCTCCCTCCGCAGTTGCCCGGCAGGCAGACCGCGAACTCCGCATTTATTATCGCGATGTGTATGACCACGTCGTGCGGGTGATCGACTTCATCGAAACCTACCGAGACCTGCTGACTGGTTCGCTGGATATTTATCTTTCCGCCGTCGCCAACCGCACCAACGAAGTAATGAAGATCCTCACCATCTGGGGCACCATCGCCTTGCCCCTGCTCATCCTGACCAGCTTCTATGGCATGAACGTCGACCTCCCCTTCCAGAAGCACTCGTACGTCCTGGGGATCATAGGGCTGGCGATGGGAGTCTCGGTGCTGGCCATTTACTATTATTTCCGGCGAAAACACTGGTTCTGAACGCGTCCCCGCTTGCCAGTTGTGTTATCCTCTGGCCGGCTCGGAGAGGGAGCCGGCCGAAGGATTCGTGTTGAGAATGCGACACCTTCCAGCGGACTGGCCCGACCAACGACGTCCCCAAGCGAGGTACGGCATGGTGAAGAAGGCAAGTCCGCCGCCCCTGCGGCGTAGCTCCCGGGTGAACGTGCGCATTCCGGTGAGGCTGTCAGGAACCCTTCCCAGTGGCAAGGCGTTTGTCGAGGACACGTTCATCGCCACCATCAGCAAGTTTGGGGCGAAGCTGAAGACCCAGCAACCGCTGGAGGTCGGAATGCAGGTGAAGGTCCAGCCGCATCGACGCCGGGAGGCGGGCGTCTTCCAAGTGGTCTGGACAGGGCGCCCGGGCACCCCGCGCGAGGGTGAGGTAGGAATTGAGTATCTCCAGGTCTCCAATCTCTTGGGCGTCGCTTTCCCCGAGTAG